GTCAGAGCCTAATGGTCTAGAAATTAGCTTTGCTGTAAAGCAGCACGATTTCCAAGAGTTTAGTGATAAGTCTAAGAGAATTTTTCACTACTTTAGAATGAAGCCTATTATTGAAGGTGGCCTTCATAAGAATCTTCAAGACCACAAATATAGTAATACCAATATTGTTATTAGTGGTGACGGGTGGAGAGTTTGCCGACTTAATAATGATACCCAATACTATCCCAATAGTTATCATCGTATTGATAGTGGCGTGATCGCTATCATGGGGAATATTGCATACCCTGTGCAAACAGCACAGATTATTGGTCAGGACAAAGAGGAAATGCCGGACCATATTCAGAAGTGGAATAGAGCTTTCCAAAAGGCAGATATTGATAGCTGGAAAAGCTTTGTTAGCGAAATTATCAACTCTGGTCTTTATCTTGAACTCGACTTTGGTATTGGCGAACTGGAAATGGACGTTTCCAGAGAAGGATTGCAGTATACTAAAGATGTTATTAAAGCACTGCGTAAAAAGACTCAAGAGATTTATCTTGAGATGAAGGAAGAATTTTCTAAGAAGATTCAAGCTGCAAAGACCAAGGTAGAAGCTATCACCCTATATTATACCATGAATGAACTTGCTGGCGGTTGGGGCGTTGGTGCATCATGGACAGATTCTAAGGGCAAAGATCATTCTATTAATTCTGGAAATGATCTGGAATATAAAATTCCGGCTGGCAAGAGTCTGTACGTTTTTAATTATAAGACCTCTGGCTTTAGGTCACGCCGGATGGTTGCTCTTACAGACAAGATTCACCATGAGACATTAACAGGTAAAGGCTATAATTACTGGAATAGTAATAAGAAGTCTGGTAAAATGGCTTTCTTTGTGTGTGATGTTAAGGGTGAGGAAACCGCAAAGAAGATTCTTACCAAATATTGTAATCAAAACGACTGCTTCGCTTATATGATGATTGATACTAAAGATCATACTAAGAGTAGTGAAGGTTTTGATAAACTGATTGAAGATATTGGTTCTGAAAATATTCTCAAGGTTTCAGACTACAAACATCTGACACAAAGTTCTGGACCAAGAAAGTCTTACAATAGAAATTCTAATGGTAGCGTTAGCGATCAAGACGTATTCTTTATTCATGGTTATGATAAGGATAGCAAGCAGATTACTAATCCTTACAACGACGCTACTTGTCTGAGAATTCTTTCAGAAGAACAACTGGAAGATTTTCTGGAACAAGATGAAATCGTGTATGTTCCTATGCTTCGCTATAAGACTGAACCTGCGTCTGGCTATCCACAGATTAATGATATTGCTATTACTCTTAGAGATGAAACGCTCAAGAGTATAGTCAAGGATTTGGTTGGAGATAGTAAGGTTTATGCTATCAAAACAGCTTTTGCTAAAAAGCTTAAGAAAGAAGGATACAATCTTGTTAACTTCAACGACTTCTTGAAAAGACAGCTTAAAGTTGTAGCAGAAAAACATTTTAAGAATCTTGCTTCTATCAACAAGCTTGTTGAATATTGTAAGAAGGACTATGCAGAAGATGAGAAGTACACGGGAGGGGGTTATAGATATTATAACCATGGAACAACAGATAAGCAGTTTATGTTTCATATTCTGAATATCTTTGGTCTAGATTATGATAAGTTTATTGGCAACAAGACTCTTGTAGATTGTTTGAACAAGACTATGCTAACAGAGTTCTTTGCTAATACTGTTCATATGAGTCCTTTTAATATTAGTAAGTTTAAGCAAACAGAATATCTGTCTCATATCTCTAAGCTTATGAAAGAAATTGGCATTGAAGATGTTGACGGTAAGGAGATTCGTAATGCTAATTTGGCCTACAATACGTTGACTCGCATGATCTCCAGCTCTTTGTACTCTGGAGATAGTGGTACAAAAGCAGAGGGTTATCTCAAGATTATTCGTGGGACTTCTACTGAGGATCTTAAAAGATGGAAAATCTCTGAAATTAGGGAAAAGATCAAAACTGAGATAGATAAGAATCCTATGCTAAAGCTTATTATGGGCAATCATCAAGTATCTGGTAATTTGACAGACCTAAAGCCTAGTCAGAATCCTATTCTTGAGGATCGTCACTCATACTATGGAAATTCTGCTAAGGATTGGATCCATCAGATGAGTCAGGAGAATATTGATCTGTTAAAGATTCAGTTGAGCAGTTTGATAAAGTAGTCAGAAATTGTTCAAGACCCCTTGACAAGCTTGCCGATTAGTGTAAAATGACAGTATCACAGGTATCGAAACTTTAATTTTTAGGAGTTGGATTATGGCTGTTCCGTTTATGTTTGTGGATGGTAATTTGACACTGGTTCTAAATAACCAGAGTTATCAGGTGTTGCCGGATCATATCAACTATAAGTTGATTCTGGAAAAACTTCCCTCTGCTACAGCAGAGGAACTGTTGGAGGTTGTTGATGTTCAAAAAGCCGTTGCTACTTTTAGTGATGGTCTTGTGGAGATCAAGAATGGTCAGGTCACTTATGAAGGTGAGCCTGTTCATGGATCAATTAGCAAAAGAATTCTAGAGTTTATGAGCAAGGGACTTCCGTTTCAGCCCCTTGTTAATTTTCTGAATAATATCATGGAAAATCCTAGTATGCAGAGTCAGAAGGAACTTTATGATTTCCTTGAACATGAGCATCTGCCAATTACTGAGGATGGTCACTTTCTGGCTTATAAGGCAGTAAGGAGTGATTATAAGGATAAGTATCGTGGGGTTTTTGATAATCGCGTTGGTCAGATTTGCACTATGCAAAGAGCAAAGGTTGATGATAATCGTGCTAGGGGCTGTTCTGATGGGCTTCATGCTGGTGCATTGAACTACGTTGCTGGTTATGGCAGCCTAGAATCTGGTGATAGGATTGTGATTGTTAAGATTAATCCGAAAGATGTTGTGAGTGTTCCAAGCGATTGCAACTGCGAAAAGCTTCGCACATGCCGATATGAAGTTGTTGGAGAATATGAGGGTGAACTGCTAAAGCCCCTTTATTCTGCTGATTTTAGTCAGGACGACTATGAGGATGAGGACGAAGATTACACCAGTGAAGAAGGTTACTGGAATCAGTTTGATGAGGATGAGGATGATGAAGAATATGAGGACGATGCAGATTTTGAGGATGATCAGTACTAATTGTAAATAGAAAGTGGAGTCTGGTGACTAAAGATATTAGCCTCTAGCTTAAAAGCATACGCTAATTGAGAGGGTTCGATCCCCTCCCACATTTTTAAGATATTGATTTTGATAGTAGTGTTTACTATCCCAATATTGAAATTGTTGGTAGGAAATAGTTCAAAAGGAAAATAAATGTTTAGCGATACTTTGGATTTTAACCCCTTTGATAAGAACAATAGCAATGCTGGTAAGATGCACGTTAATTCGTGGACAAGACTAAGAGAAAATTTTCTGAATTCTTTCAAGCAGAATCATATCTTTACTTATAATGGTAATCCTCGTAAGAAAATTAGTAGCATGAATCATACTACTGATTTACAAGAGGCTCTTGATGCTAATATTGGTAGAAGTTCTGATGTTTACTTTTATGTAAATGGTGGTCGTAAACTATACGCCATCAAACAGTTTACCTGTTGTTTCTGTGATATGGACGCTGGTCGTGATGAACAGGGTAGCTACTTTAAGCCCAGCCTAGTTATGCAAAAGAAAAAGGGGTTCCTTACTAAGATCAATAGTTTTCCTGTTAAGCCAAGTTGGGTTGTTGATACCCGCAACGGTTATCAGTGCTACTGGATTTTTGATGATACTAGTCGTAATATTGTAGGATCTAATAAGACGTTTTGGAATGGACTACAGAAGAAATTGGTAAATTACTTTGGTGGCGATCCAAGAGCCATCAAGCCCAATCAGATTTATCGTGTTCCGTATACTTGGTGGCGTAAGGGTTGGGAAAAGAAGGCTCCTTATTTTACGAGTCTGCTTCCCGGTAGCACTGGTCAATCAATTAGTGTTGCTGATTTAAAGTCGGCTCTTACTGGTCAACCAGCAACTCTACAGATTATTCCTGAGAAGTGTAGCGACGAATGGTATAAGGGTTACGCTAAGGCTTATAAGCAGTCAGACATTACTGGAGTTCCTGTATCTGCTAGTGTTGCTGCTGATATTATGAATAGTCTACAAAATATAGGTACAAAAGGATTGTCGGAAAAATCTTTATATGGTTATGTGAATCAGAATAGTCAGAACTATAAAAAGCATGGTACTAAAACACTTAATAGTTTTGAGAAAGCCTATGGCGATCCTATGCCTGTGCTACCAGTGTCCGATGAAGATACAGATGCTCTCCAGACGCTTCCAAATGATCCTGGTGACGAGGATATAAGTCTCGACGGTCAGCAGACCAAGCTTTTAAAAACGGTGGTGGAGTTCCTAAATCAAGTGAGTACCCCACTATATTTTAGCGGCAACAGATTCCTATCCGGTGCTGCTAAAGAACTAGCTAATGAACTTAGTGATAAGTTTTGTATAGGATAAAAATGAACGAAGAACATGATGACAACTATGATGATAGTCATGACTATGATGATAGTCAGGACAATTTAGAGAACAAGTATAAACATTACTTTAAGTTTGATCCAGAAGCATGGGACTCTTGGGGTAAAATGTTACAAGATGCTCTAAATGATATAGTTGAAAGTTCTCCAAATGTATGGTATGTTGGTGGTTTCGGCATCCCTCCTGCCTCTGGTTTTCCAAGCAAGTCGATTCCTGTGAATAGTTACTTCTCCAGTACTGGCAAGGGTAATTCCTTCCAGTATTTGGGGAATAACTATGATGGAGTTAAAGTATGGAAGAAAAAATATTTTATACACGACAAGACTCAACACGATTATATTAATCATATAGTCTCTCATTCTGTATATTTTTTAAAACAACCACACTACTACAAAGGAATGTTTGATATTTTAAATTAACATTATATATATGGAAAACAAAGAATGGTATTATATACATGATTTTGATGACTTTGTAGAAAATGCGAGAAAACTTGTTTTTAAATTCTTTGGGCAGGCTTCCGAGGCTGAAAAACAAGAGGAGAAAATGCTGGGTGCTAGTTTATTAAAGCTATCAAAGGAGGAGATAGAAGAACTAGACACAACATTAACTCATTCTGAGTCAGCTTTAATAGTTAAACAAATAGCAAAAAAACAAATAAATAAAAAGAACAAAAAAGAAAGATATTTAATAAATGATAAGATACTTAATGCAATTATTGAAGAGCTTAATTCTAGAATGATAAGCAATATATTAAATAATCTTGTCAACAGAGGAGTTCTAGAGAGTGCTTACGATGCTGATGTAAATGATTTTGTTTTTTGGTTAAAAGAAGACGAAAATAAATCTTAAATAATTGGTTTCATCTATTTTTGGAAAGGGTTCAACATGGCTAACTTAATAAGACCAACTAATTTTAAAGACATTATTGGTCAGTCAGAGGTAATAACAAGATTAAAAATTATCACACACGGCTGTATTAATTCCGATGGGGTTCTTCCTCATATTTTAATTGATGGTCCTCCTGGCTTGGGGAAAACAACAATAGCTAGTGCTATAGCAAATGAGCTGGGAGTTAATTTATATACTCTCAATGCTGCCAATGTTCGTAGTGTAAAAAATATTTTGCCATACATTATGGGTATTGCTCCAAGATCTATTCTGTTTATTGATGAAATTCATAGACTGCCTAAAATTGTTGAAGAATTCTTATATCCCGTAATGGAAGATTTTGTTCTTAATATAACAGTTAAAGGTGAGGACGATAAAGATAAACCAGAAACTATTGATCTTCCTATGTTTACTATTGCTGGGGCTACTACCAGTGGTGGAAGTCTAAGTCAGCCATTTTATGATCGTTTTGTTATTAAGGAGCATTTGTCCTACTATGACGTTAATGATTTAGCTAAACTGGCAGGGTTAAACGCCCGAAAGCTTGGACTAATGATTGACGAAAGTAGACTTCTAGAAATAGCGGAAAGAAGCAAAGGAACTCCACGAATTTTAAATGGTAGACTGTTGTGGTATAAGAATTATACTTCT